AGGAAAAAATGGCTGCTGCAAAAGCTGAGTTTTTCCGAGCTGCGATCCAAGGGCGCAAGATGTCCCAGGACGCGATGAACGCGCTGCAAGCGTTGCCGAGTCCGAACACCTCCGGCGGTGACAAGTTTCTGCCTACAACCCTTAGCAACGAATTGATTTCTGAGCCGTTGACGACCAATCCGCTGCGCGGGGTCATCCGTGTAACCAATATTAAGGGTCTGGAAGTGCCGAAGATCGCCTACTCGCTGGACGATGATGCCTTTATCGGTGACGACGATACGGCAAAAGAACTGGAACTGACAGGTGACAAGGTTTCGTTTGGCCGCCACAAGTTCAAAGTCAAAGCGCGCATCTCTGACACGGTGCTGCATGGCTCTGACCTTGCTCTGGTCAACTATGTAGAGAACGCGCTGCGCTCGGGCTTGGCTGCCAAGGAGAAGAAAGTTTCCTTCGCTACCACGCCGGCAACAGGCGAGGAGCATATGAGCTTCTACAGCACGCAAAACGGCATTAAAACAGTTGACGGTGCCGATCTGTTCGAGGCCATCACGAACGCAATCGCCGATCTGCATGAGGATTTTCGTGAGAGCGCCCGCGTTGTCATGCGCTACGCAGACTACGTGAAAATTCTCAAGACACTGGCGAACAACAGCGCGACCCTGTTCAGCGCGCCGCCGGAATCCATCATCGGTAAACCGGTCGTGTTCAGTGATAGTGCCATCAAGCCGATTGTCGGTGACTTCCGATACGCGCAACTCAACTACGATGGTGACCTGATTTACGACACCGACAAAGACGTTGAGGCCGGCGAGTACCTGTTCGTGTTGACTGGCTGGCTCGACCAACAAATCCTGCTGAAGTCTGCATTCCGGATTGCGAATGTGGTGCCGACGCCGTGATGAAGGGGTGATGCCCCATGCCAACGCTTGACGAACTGAAAACGTATCTGCGTATTGACGGGAGCGAGGATGACAACATCCTCGCTCTTCTCATGGATGCGGCAAAGGAATACCTGACGAATGCGGGAGTGCCGGAGCCTCCGGCTGACGCACCGTCAAAACTGTACAATTTGGCCGTGATGCTTTACGTCGCTCTGCACTATGAAAACCGCGATCCAGCGCAGAAGATCGAGCGGTTCAGCTACGCCCTGGAAAGCATCATTTTGCAGTTGAAAACCAGTGTTTGAGAGGGGTGATGAAATGACAAAGTACATCGTTACGAAGAAGTTTTACGACCGCTACGCCAACATGAAACTGTTCGTTCCTGGAGAGATTCATGTGCCGCACAGCGAGGAGCGGGCGAAGCAGTTGCTTGCGCAAGGATTCATTGCTGTAGCCCCTGAGCCGGAAAATGATAAGCTCGACGGTCAACCTGCAGGCGGCGCATCCGAGCCGGAGAAGGCGAGAGGTAAGGGGAGGGGCAAGAAGGGTGCAGGTGAAGTAGATGGCGCAACGGTTGAAAGCGAGTGATCTCAACCGCCGCATCACGATTCAGCAAAAGCAGATCGTCGTCGATCCCGAGGGAATCCCAACCGAAACGTGGACACCTGTCTGCACTGTTTGGGCGGCCCGCGAACCGCTTGCCGCGCGCGCCCGCGAATACTTCTCCGCAGCCGCCATCAACGCCGAAATGACAGTCCGCTATCGCATCCGCTACAGGCAGGGGATAACACCCGACATGCGTGTTGTGGACGAGGGGAGAATCTACAACATCACCACTGTTCTTGACGACGTTGACGGGAAGCGACGGGAAACCCATCTTATGACCCAGGGGGCGCAGAATGGCTAGGAACGGCATCGAACTGACTGGTGTTGACGAACTGCTGAACCAGCTACGACGGAAACTCCAGAACGCATCTGCTCGCGTCGAAAACAAGGCGCTTCAGGCGGCCGGCGAACCGATCGCGGAAGCCATGCGGGAGAAAGTGAACCGGTCGGGATACAAATACGCCTATCACATCAAGGACAACATTCGGGTGAGCCGGGTACAGCGTCGTGAGGGCGTCAAATATGTGCTGATCGGTCCGACAAAAAAAGTCGGATGGAGGGCGCACTTCCTGGAATTCGGCACATCAAAGATGAGTGCCCGGCCATTCGCGGAGCCGAGTTTCCACGAGAAGAAAGGCGAAGCCCTGCAGATCCTCGCTGACGAGATGCGGAAGGGGCTGAGGACGTGAAAACCGACATCAAAACTGAAGTCCGGGCGGCGCTGTTGAACAATGCGGCGCTTGTTTCGTTGTTGGGGATTGATAGGTATGGCAACACGCCCATTTACGTTCTGAAAGCAGCAGATGCCGAGAAATACCCGCGCATCACCCTTTTTGAGGTGACGAACTACGCCTCCGCGTTCGCAGATAACATGCCGCTTCTGGCCGACGTAATCATGCAGATCGACATTTGGTCAAAGGGCAGTACGTCAGCGATCGCTGGCGAGGTTGACAAAACGATGAAAGAGCAGGGCTGGTCCCGTACCAGTGCGGCCGACCTGTATGAAGAAGACGTGGGAGTCTATCACAAAGCACTGCGTTACCGCAGGCAATACGAGGAGGATTGATGAGCATGGCTGGAAAAGGTGTCACCATCGGTATGGACAAAATCCACTATGCGATCATGACGGATGAAGAACAGGAAACATACGACACGCCAAAGCCGATCCCGGGGGCGATTACCGGTACCGTCTCCCCGACGACCAACACGGAAACGCTGTATGCCGATGACCAGGCTTACGAGACAGCGTCGTCTCTTGGCGAGATCGAGCTCGAGTTGAACGTTGCCGATTTGCCGCAAGACGTAATTGCCGATCTGCTTGGCGCGACCATCGACGCAAACGGCGTCCTGGTGCAATCTTCGAAGGACGTAGCCCCGTATGTGGCGCTCGGTTTCCGCTCGCAAAAGTCTAACGGGAAGTACCGCTATTACTGGCTTTACAAGGGCAAGTTTCAACCGAACGAAGAGGAGTTTCAGACGAAGGAAGACAAACCATCCTTCCAGACTCCGACAATCACTGGGACGTTCATTTCTCGGAAGGCGGACGGTAAGTGGCGTGCTCGGGTAGACGAGGATGGAGTAGGGGTAAAACCTGAAGTCATTCAGAACTGGTTTACCGCCGTATATGACGGCACTCCGATTCCGTAATTGAGAGAGGCGATTGGCCTCTCTCTTTTCTTTGTCATTAAACATCGAACAGGAGGAATGCTCTATGCAAATCACCTTGCGCTTGAATGGGGAAGAAAAGACGTTCACTCAAGACTTTATCTCTGGCCGTATGTTCCGGCGCGCCATCGAAATGAAGAAGCACTTTCGGGACGGTGCGGCGAATCTGGACGTGAGCACGCTGGACGAAATGGTAGGCTTCGTGGTGGAGTCCTATGGGAGACAGTTCACGATTGATGAGTTCTACGACGGCATTCAATCGAACAAGCTCATCAGTACCATTACCCAAACGATCAATGAAGTGGTCGGGAGAAGTGCGAAAGCTCTGGGGGCTGACACGAACGACCCAAACCAGGCTCCGGCTCAGTAGAGCCGGAAGAGTTTGTGCGTGAATTGTATATCGGACTCATGAAACAGGGATGGACACTCTCGGAGATAGACGAGATGGACATCCTTTTTTATTTCAGCCTGATGCGCAGCGCAGGCAAGGAGCAGGAAAAAGTCGTCCCAATCGATCAGGTTGGCTTCCTGTGACAAAGGCAGGTGAGGAGAATTGGCAGACATCGAAGTAGGCGATCTCGTCGCGAGGATTACGCTGGACGATACCGGGTTGGATAAGTCCATGGCGCAGATCCAGCGGGAGATGAAGCTGGTTGCCAGCGAGTTCGAGAAGGCGACGGCCAGCCTGGAGGCGTTCGGCAGCGAAGAAGATAAACTGCGAGCAAAGAGCGACCAGCTTACCAAACAGATCGCCCTGCAGGGGCAGAAGGTGGAACTGCTGCGGCAAGAGTTCAAGAAAGCAGCCCAAGAAAAAGGCGAAGATGCTGTCGCCACACAGAAGCTGGCAATTCAGTTGAATAAAGCAGAGGCGGCCCTCGCTAAGATGCAGGTCGAGCTGCAAAAGACCAACAAGGAATTGGCCGATCAGCCTTCCCGGATGGCGAAGTGGTCGAGCGGCTTGCAGGACGTCGGTAATCGTCTCCAGTCTGCCGGACAGGAGATCGCAACATCATTCGGCGTGGCCGGGGCGGCCATCAGCGCAGCGCTGGGTTATGCAGTCAACACGGCAGCCGATTTCGAGGCCCAAATGGGCCGGGTTGGGGCGATTGCCGAAGCGAGCTCTGCCGAACTGGAGGCCATGACAAAAACGGCAATGGAGCTGGGCGCCTCGACCAGCAAATCAGCCAGCGAGGTTGCTCAAGGCATGGAAATGATGGCCACGATGGGCTTCAAAGCCAACGAAATCATCGCGGCCATGCCTGGGGTGATTGCTGCTGCCGAGGCTTCCGGTGAGGATATGGCGCTTGTCGCTGACACGATGGCCGTTGCACTCCGTGCGTTTGGCCTGGAGGCAAGCCAATCCACGCATGTGGCGGATGTATTGGCGAAGACCGCCAACATTTCGGCCGCCAATGTGGAAGGCATGGCGTATGCATTGAAATACGCTGCCGCCCCGGCCCATACATTGGGTATGTCGCTTGAAGAGTTGAGCGCGGCGGTCGCCATTATGTCCGATGCCGGTATACGTGGGGAGACGGCAGGCACAACCTTGCGCTCGGCTTTGTTAAGCCTGACGGCGCCAAGCAAAGAGGCGTCCAAAGAGCTTGAGAACCTCAAGGTGAAGATCACAGACGCGCAAGGCAACATGCTTCCCTTTGCGGACATCATCGCTCAGTTGAGAGCAGGCATGCAAGGGTGGGGCAACGCGCAGAAGGCTGCTGCACTGGAAACTTTGTTCGGAAAAGAAGCCGTTTCTGGTATGATGGCCGTTATCGAGGCTGGCCCCGAGAAAATACGAGCCTTAACTGCAGAGTTACAAAACTCCACCGGGGCTTCTGCGCAAGTGGCTGCACAGATGAAAGACAACCTCAAAGGCGCTCTGGAGCAATTGAGCGGCGCCTTTGAAACAATGCAGATCACTATCGGTAACGCCCTCATTCCCGTCATCCAATCACTTGCCGGCACCTTACAATCCGTTGTCGACTGGTTCAACCAACTCGACCCGTCCGTCCAGCAGTTCATCGCACTGTCGGCGGCCGCCGGCGCAGCGCTGCTCACCCTGATCGGAGCATTTGGGGCTGTTATGGCAGCAGTTGGTTTGGCTGCGTCCGGCATGGGAGCGCTCGGGCTTTCCCTCTCAGCGGTGTCTGCCGCGATCCTACCCGTCACCGCCGCGATTGCCGGACTTACAGCGGCAGGGGTTTTGCTGTATCAAAATTGGGACACGATCAGCACATACGCGAAAGTCGTATGGAACAGCATTGCCTCGGCCATTAAACCTGCAGTCGATGAGGTTGCAAAGTTTATCACCAAGACATTTGGTGACTTGGCCGCCTGGTGGAAAAGCATTTGGCCTGATTTGCAAGTAGCTTTCATGAACATCTGGAGCGCCATTCTGGCCTTTATCCGCCCCACACTTGAGACGATAAAAGCTGTCTTTGATGCAGTGTGGCCGTACATCAGGAACATTACTGTGGCTGTGTGGGAAGCAATAAAAGGAGTAATCACCGCTGCTATTAACGCCATTAAGGGCTCCATGGAGATTTTCATTGGTCTGTTCACTGGAGACTGGGACCGAATGTGGAATGGGGTCAAGATGAGTGCTCAAGCCGGCTGGGATGCCATCAAGAGCATTTTCAGCTCAGCGATCCAAGTGATTCTGAACATAGCTGGCGGGCTGGTATCTGGGATTGCAGCTTACTTTGGGCAAATCGGCAAGCAGATGGCTAGTTACGGCGGCGACATTGTTAAAGGGTTGGGCGAAGGCATCCAGTCGATGGCGACTTGGGTAAAAGAAAAAGTCCTTTCGCTTGTAACGACGATCTCTAACACAGTAAAGGATTTCTTCGGCATCGCCTCACCGTCTCGACTGATGGCCGAGTACGGCCGTTATATTGTCGAAGGGCTGTGGGCAGGCATCCAGTCGATGGCCGCATGGATAAAGAGCAATGTCACTCAATTCGCTTCTGACATCGCCAACAACATCAAGCAGTTTTTCGGGATTGCCTCCCCTTCCAGGTTAATGGCCGAGTATGGGCGGTATATTGCGGAAGGCCTTGCCGTGGGTATGCGCGAGAATGAAAAGGCTGTGGCAGACGCTGCCAAGGCCCAAGCGGATATCGTAAAGGCAAAGACAAAAGAGGCCAAGGACGCGGCGATAGCCCACTGGCAGGAAATGCAGACAAAGGTGAAAACCAATGCCGATCTGATGGCCCAATCCATTACCTTTGCGCTGAATAAGGTGCGCGAAACCACACAGCTGGAACTGGCAATCTCCCGCCAAGAGTTTGAACTGTTTGCTGCAACGCTAGGTAACACCACGACAGAGCAAGCCCAAAAGCTGCAGGCCCAGTTGGAGTTGCTGCGGATTGAACTGGCGACGTCCAAGGAAACAGTCGACGTGCTGAACAAGGCATATGACGAAATGGCTAAGGTCAAAGGTGAGAACAGTGTCGAGGCACAGAAACTGTACCTGGAGCTGCTGAAATAGCAGACCGCCTATGCAGAGCTCAATAACCAACTGAAAGAGCTGGAAAAAAACTATCAGGCGGCTACAAGGGCGGCTCAACAACTCATATTCGAGCAAGGGCGTATCTACGAGAACATCAATGGTAATTGGGTACAGGTTGGCGGAAAAGGCTACCCAGGCAGCGGTGAACCGTACAACCCACCGGGCATGCCGGATTGGCTTGATACCTCCAATAATGGCGGGGGCGGCGGGGAGAAAGAAGACTCCGGAAGAACGAGGCCAAAGGACACCGATAGAGAAGGTTCCTACCAAAAAGACGTTGATGAGGATAACTTTGCAGGAAATGTCAACACGAATGTGAGAAAAGCAGCCAAAGAAGTCGGCGACTCAATCAAAGACGCTTTCGACAAAGTGAAAGACGCATTCAAGTTCCCTGGCCTTGCAACCGGTGGGACCGTAACTCGCGGGGGGCTTACCTGGGTAGGCGAGAGAGGGCCGGAACTGCTGAACCTCCCGCGCGGCTCGCAGGTTATTCCGTTGGATAAAATGCCTGGTCAGATCGACTATAATGCGCTCGCAAAGGCTATCGCCGCTTACATGAAACCGAATGTCACCATGAACAACACATTCAACAGCCCGACGCCGCTGTCACCTGCAGAAATGGCACGAAAAACCTTGCAGGTATCCCGGCAGTTGGCGATGGAGTGGGGGATGTAAGATGCGAAAACTCACTTTCACAAACTCACGGGGCGAGAGTGTCGTACTCGGCAACTCCGCCCCTTTCCTTGTGACGAAACTGGACGGGACCGGGGCGGTTGACGTTGATGTCCAGATGCAGAAGTCCCCTTTCCAAGATGGGCGAACGTTTATTGACAGTCTTCTGGACACCAGGCAGATAACCATAGAGGGTGCGATCCTCTCAAAAAATCCCCTGGATCTCACCAGCCGGCGCCGAAAATTAGTTCAGGTGTTCAATCCCAAACTCGGTCCGGGTACTCTGAGGTACGAGTACGACGGCGGCGTCAAGGAGATTCAGGCCATTGCCGACGCATCTCCGGTCCTTCCAGATCGACAAAACAGTCCGTTCCAAAAGTTTCTTCTGACCCTCATTTGCCCGGAACCGTTCTGGTTGGATGATAAAGCCAGGGTCTATGAGATGTCCGATTTTGTTGGCGGAATGCAGTTCCCCCTGCGACTGGGAACGAGATTTTCTATGCGAGGCACAAAGTTGACCTTTAAAAATTTGGGTGACGTAGAAGCTCCAGTGGAAATTAGGTTTAGCGGCGCCTGCGTTAACCCGAAAATCACCAACCTGACGACCGGGGAATTTATCAAGGTGAACCGGCAGATCCAGGCAAACGAAACCCTGATAATCACAACAGCATTTGGAAACAAACGGGTTGAGATTGATGACGGCAGCGGTAGCAGAACGAACGCTTTCAACTGGATTGATCTCGACTCGACGTTCTGGCAAATGAAGAGAGGGGACAACCTCATCCAGTATACAACGGATGATGGGGCACAAAATGTGAAGGTGCAACTGATCTGGAAACAAAGGTACTTGGGGGTGTAATCGTGGCTGAACAGTATAGATTTTTTGATTCAACCGACGAGGACGTTCGGGAATACAGAGCAGCGGAATTCGCGGAATACTTCGCCACGTTTTTATCGAACGGAATTTTTAACGCTGACCAAGCGCTTCGGGTGACGGCGAACGGTACAAACATGAGCGTTTCTATTGAACCAGGTTTCGCTTTTATCAAAGGATACCTTTACAAAATTGCAGACGAACCATTGGTCCTGAATCTTGATACGGCTGACCCTACGCATGACCGGATAGACAGGGTCGTTATTCGATTAGATTTCACTCAACGTAGCATCCGAGCACTTATCCTGAAGGGGACCCCAGCGGTCAATCCAATCCCGCCGGCGATTGTTCGTAATGACACCCAGTTTGATCTATCGCTTGCCCAAGTGCACGTGGTTTCTGCACAATCCGTCATTTATCCATCCCAGATCGTAGATGAAAGGCTGGACCAGAGTCTATGCGGCATGGTGTCCTCGCTGATTACGATTCCTACTGACGATATGTGGAATGACTGGCTGGCTAAAAAATCAGAAATATCAGCGGACTGGGCAGCATGGTATCAGAACGCGAAAGCCAGATACAACGAGGTAGCGTATGAAGCGAACGAAATTTTGATCTGGATGGGGGTTTGAGAAGATGGCAAACATTCCAAAACGTTTATATACAGGGCAACCAACCGACACTGTCAGCACACTTTACACAGTTCCATTGAACAAAAAGGCAATCGTGAAGAATATCATCTTGTGCAACACAGGCGTATCTGATACGAAAGTAACCTTGTACTTCACGCCGTCCGGCATGGAAGCTGCGCCCGATAACTGCGTAGTATCGAACTACATGGTCACTCATGGGGACACTGTTGTGATCGACCTGGCTGGCGTGCTTGAAGCTGGCGACATGATCAAAGGATTGCAGGATACAGGCGGCGCGATCACCGTATATGCATCGGGAATTGAGGTGGGATAATGCCTATCACTTCGCTCCTGTGGAAAGTGGATGGAAAAGGCGAAGAGACCATAGACAGACGCTTTACAGCAGGTGAAATCCTGAAGAACGGTGACTTCGTCTATATTGACGATACTGGACTGGCAAGGAAAGGGACTGGCTCTGTTATCACTTCCAGTTATGTTGCCGATCTTGTTGTCGGGAATGGGTTTCAGATTATGGATGCCTTCTTCATCACTGAAACAAAGGTCATAGTCTTTTTCTGGAACTTCGGAGGCACATGGAAACGTGTGTGGTATGCAGTCTATGAGGTGGACAAAAACGGGATTGTCGGCGTTCTGATAAATCCGAAAATGGTGAATGTAAACGAAGCCAGCTACACGCCGACCGTTTTTCAGCCAGACGGCGAAGGGTCAACTACATTCTTTATCAACATGCCGGCGGCTAGTTTTGCCTATTTTTACAAGATAGAATACAACATCAGCACTGACACATGGACGACAACGTCATATGGTACGTTGCCGTTCGATGCTAGCGGTGGATACAGCCAGACGATGCTGATGATGAGAAAACATCCAGACGGGACACCTAATAAATACATTTGTTATCATCATCGGGCGACCGACTGGGATGGCATCGTTTTCATGGTCAATCCGAATAATACCCTGACGTTGGTGCGAAGAACGGTGATTAGTAACGATGGGAGCGGTGATTTAGGCTGTGCAGAACCAATAACTGATGAAATGCACTTGATCATCTACTACAACACCGTAAGCTCTAATCTGCACGCCTATCTGGGTCTAATGAAATTGATGGGCGACAGTTTCGCTAGATTAGACTTTGAAGACATCAGCCCACTTGGAAACAACAGTGCACCCTGGCTGCGCGTCATGCCACTAACATCTACAAAGGCGCTTGTGTACTTCTCTGTATCAACGAGCAGCAATAGTCGCAAGGTCAGACTGAGACTGTACGACTTTTCAAAAGGTCGTTTGAACATGCTTGACGAAGTCGTCGTCGACAGTGAAGCAGTCGTTCAACACCTTTTTGCAGACTTCTATCGCCTCTCAGATAACAAGATACTGATGGCACTTCAGGGGGCAAGTACAAGCGAGTGTAGATTGCAGATTGTGGAGATCGTCAACAACAGAATCATCATACCGGCGACCCTCTCGATTCCATACGCCAATTCACTCGCACTCAAAATCGGTAAGATCATGCCAACAGGGAACGAAAATGTCTTCGCGTTCATCCATTACTATTCAAGTACGTCAGCGCTGCGAATTGAGCAATACAACGTGTCAGACCTGTTTCCTGAAATCAGCAGGACTGAATACTTCAGAAACCGAATCTGGGGCATGGCGCTGAACGATGCGACTACTGGTGAACTGGTGACTGTTAGACTGAAGGGTCAATTACCGAAGCCGAACAGCCTTATTCCTTATCTTCCACAGTTCTTGCAACGAAGTGACGGAGCGATCACCAATACGCCGACAGGAAAGTCTGTTGAAATTGGGTACACAACAGACACGAAGTTGATCATGGACGTGAATGTGATGAGAAGGCGGTGATGTGAGTGATTAGGGCATTTTACCCATTAGCTGACGGGAGTGTTGCAGTCGCGGGCAACATTGTCAAACTGACAGACGAAGGGAAGCTGGACGTAATGCCGCTGAAATCATCGGAGATCACAGAAGCATTCAATGTCGTTTTGCAGGCAAATAACCCGTCAAGCTGGGGAAACGGTGATTATGTAAAGGTGACGGACACCGAAGGTTACTTCCTTTACGAGTTCAATAAAGTTTTGAAGTACATTCGTGTGTACGTTGACGAGCACGGGCAGATCGCCTATGACCCTGAGGGAAGTATAACGGGTCAATATAACCAGCTTTCGTATCCAACATGTTGCTTGTTGACGCCGACACGAATTGCTATGGTGTTCAACAACTACACAATCACGGCAAATAACACGACTGTTTGCACCCTAGACATTCAGCCGGACAAAACGCTGAAGCTGAACACGATCTTGACCGTACACGCAAATGCTTATACACATGGTTCAATAGTGAAGGTAGACGACACGGCGTTTGCGATTATTGACAGCCTGGGAGCTATGCGAACGTTTTCTGTTGATTCTGCCGGTGTGTGTACTGTGAAGAATAGTTCGACAGTTATCAGCAACAAACAGACCGGCGATCAAATATTTCCGTTGGGGTCGTCACGATACTTAGTGTTCTGCACATATGGGAGCGGCGCCCCGTATACTTTCGCGGCGCGAATCATCAACATAGACCCGGCGACTTATGCCGTTACAACAGTCGGTTCGATGCTAGTCATAACAACAAAAGAATATTCGGCAGGGATCGGAGGCGTTCGTTTCGAGGCGTTGCAACGCGCTGTGCAGATTGAAAGCAGGAAATTTCTTGTGGCTTTTTATGATAATGTGGACTTCAGCGTCTACTACGGCATCCTTGACGTTTCATCGACACTTGATTCAGTTACTTTCACGCAATTCGACAAGTCAGTGACGCCGAAGGTAGTGGGAGCGGTGGTTCACTTTGACATCGTAAGCGCGGAAAAAGTGAAGGTGATGATTCAAAACTCCGCTTTACTGATGATGGTTGAGATCGGATTGAAAAACGGCGCGATTACATCAATAAGCAAATTCGTCGCATGGGCTACGACACCAGGAGTCATCGACACAGTCAAGATGAACGGGAAGTACGTCATCCTTTATACAGCCTATAGCCCGAAAATCCTGGCAATCGCAGCCCTGAACGTGAAACTGCTTAACGAAAGGGTTATGGGGATATTGCAGAAGGATGGTAACGTCCTGCTTCAAGGCATTTCTGATGCCCACACTGGAATCAGGGTAGGAGCTGAATACTATTTTGACGACAAAGGTGTCTTGAACACGAAAAAAATCGGCACGTTTGTTGGCGTCGGCATTTCGCCAACTGAAATCTATGTCCCGAAACTGATAAGGGGGTGATTGGTGTGAGATACGCACTTATTGACAAAAACACTGGGCAAGTCTATCACATCGGTGACAAGGCGATTAGGAAGGAAAGCGGAATAGATGTGGGAGGATTGATCTTTTCTTCCGCCATCCCGTTGGTGGTCGTGGCGGTCGAAGAGGTCCCGGCAGATGTCAAACCATACGAATATTTTTACAGCGAAGAGCAGGGATTCTATAAAGATCCGAACTATCAGCAGCCGATGACGACTGAAGAAAAACTGGAACGTACTCAGCAAGAGCTTGAAATAGTGAAACGATTACTGAAGCAACTGTCTGACGATACGCTTGCATTCATGGAGGACGTTCTTTCTAGATTACCGTGATGACTCAAGCAGAAGGAGATGGGAAACATGGCAGTATTCAAACAGTACATGGTCAGTTTCTATTCGAACGCTGTTTATCTGAACGGATCCCGCCGCCTGGCTGACATCGACCCAATCTATCATGATTCAATCATGCAGTTTGCGGCCACTTACTACACAGAAAGCCAGATCGACAATTCGCTGATGCAGGGCTGGATTACCCAGGAGGAGTACGAAGCGACAATGGCAAAGCGGCAAGCCGAGTAATGACGCGATGGAGCGTTATTTTTTTATGCCTGAGAGAACCGGGGCTCTCGGGGAAAGGAGTGAAAGGCTTTGAAACCGATCAGGATATTGTCGCCGGATTTGTCCATCCTGGGCGAGATTGACGACTACGAATCGCTTATCTTTACCCGGCGCTGGCATCGGCCCGGAGAATTCGAGATCCACATCAACCGGCATAAACGGAACGTGGACACGCTGCAGAAGGACAACCTGGTGATCATCGGGGGTGACACCAAGAAAGTCGGCATCATCAAACATCGGGAGATCACACTTGATGAGGGCGGTAAGCAAAGCGAAGTGTGGAAGATCGTCGGGAAGACGCTTGGGGAGGTTACATCGCGACGGATTACAGTTCCGCCTGCTGGTCAATCCCACGACATGATCAGGGCGCCGGCCGAAACGGTGATGAAGCATTATGTGGAAGCCAACATCGTTTCTCCGGCAGATCCGAATAGAGCCATCCAGCAGATGGTGAACGCCCCGGACCAAGGCCGAGGCGATGAAATCGCTTGGCAAAGCCGGTACGCCAACCTTGACGAGGAGATTGAAAAGGTATCAATGGCAAGCGGCTTGGGGTGGAATGTGTTTATCGATCTGTCCACTCGCAAGTGGGTGTTTGAAGTTTACGTTGGCCGCGATCTTACGGTAGGGCAGTCAAACAATCCACCGGTGATTTTCAGCCCTGAGTTTGAGTCGCTGAAGACGCAGCATTTCGTGGAGAGCGACGTCAATTACCGCAACGTGGCTATCGTGGCCGGCCAAGGAGAAGGGGAGCTGCGAACGATTGTCGAGGTGGGAACGGCAACTGGTTTGGAACGAAAGGAAGTATTCGTCGACGCCAGAGATTTGCCTGAAACTGATTCCCTCAGAGACCGCGGGCTCCAAAAGCTGAATGAAATGAAAGTTGACCGCCTCTTGGAGGCGAAAATCTTGACAAATGGCCCCTTTCGATACGGTGTTGACTACGACTTGGGCGACACCGTGACCATCCGAAACAGGGAATGGGGGGTCACTCTGGATGCCCGGATTACGGAGATCAGGGAGATTTACGAGCCGAGCGGCTTCGTGCTGGAGGCCACCTTCGGCAATTCTTTTCCTACACTGATTTCAAGGATCAAGCAGGAACTCAACCAGATGACGGCGGAGATCCGCAAGTAAGAGGATAATTTTTCAAGCCCGCCCCGAGCCGATCGGGGCTTTAGTTTTGCCCACAGGGCGAGGAGGAAGAGTGCACATGGAAAACTTGTTCAAGACAGCAGTAGCAGTCGGCGGCGCGGCCGCCTCTTATCTTTTTGGGGGGTGGTCTACGCTGTTGGGTGTGCTGCTTACGTTTGTCTTTATTGATTACGTCAGTGGCGTGATCGCAGCCGGAGCAGAAGGCAAACTGAAAAGTAAAGTGGGACTCATTGGGATCGCCCGCAAAGTGTTCATCTTCGCGATGGTGGCCATCGCGCACCTGGTCGATACAGCGCTAGGGGATCAGCACGTCTTGCGCGACGCGACGATCTTCTTCTACCTTGCGAACGAACTCCTGTCCATTATTGAGAACGCCGGCCGGGTAGGTCTGCCGGTTCCCACACCGATCAAAAAGGCTGTTGAAGTGCTGAAAGGAAAGGGTGATCAAAGTGGCAACGGCAACTAAAGGTATCGATTGTGCAGTACCCTTGACGGCAGAAAAAGCAAAAGAGATGGCGGCGGCAGGCATGCGTTTTGTTTGCCGCTACCTGGTCCCTGTCAGCATGGCATGGAAGCGCCTGACCAGGGCAGAAGCCGAGGCGATCACGGCCGCCGGTATGAAGATCGTGTCCGTTTTCCAACGCGGCACCAATGACGCAGCAGGCGGCGCTCCGAACGGCACCCGCGATGGAAAGGCAGCTTACCAAGAGGCCAAGGCAATTGGTCAGCCGGCCGGCACAGCCATCTACTTCGCCGTGGACTTCGACGCGCAGCCGAAGGACTACAACGCGATCGAGGCGTACCTGCGCGCGGCGGCCAAGGAGATCCCGGGGTATCAGGTGGGTGTGTACGGCTCCTATGCTGTCGTGGAAGAGATGGCCCGCCGTGGAGCATGTGCCCACTTCTGGCAAACCTACGCTTGGAGCAAAGGTCGCCTCTCTGCTGCCACAAACATTTACCAATACAAGAACGGCCAGACGATCGCTGGCCACGCTGTCGACTTCAACGAGTCGTTCGGTGGCGAGGGATGGTGGGATACTAATCCACAGAAAGTGGAAAAACCTGTTGAAAATCGTTTTGACAGAGAGTCGGCAGAAGAAGTGATCGCCATCCTTGGAGCTGTCTATATGGCGGCTGACAACGATCCAGGAGTGAGAGAAGCGGCGCACTATGCTGCCGACGCCCTCCGGGATGCGGTGGGGATACCGAAGACATAAGAGTAGCCCTCTGCCGGGAGACCGGTGGAGGGCATTTTTTATTTGCATGTTCGCCTCTTGTTCGCATATAATACAAACAAACGTTCGTGACGGAAGTGGGAACATGCAGGATGGAGCTTGGCGTGATGTTCTGCACGAGTATATCGTCTATGGACTGCTTTTCAAGGCTCTGATGGTCGATGCCGGCCTTTTGGAGCAAACCACAACCAAACTTCGCTACAAGCCACTGCTGGAGAAACTCTCGATCAAGGCCGAGAGGGAGCATCACCGATACCGCCGCGAGCTTCACAGACTTGGCTGCAAGGTGGTGAAGACCGAGCAGCAGGCGGTTGGGTATTGCGTAACGGTAAGAGTTCGCGGCCAAGTCCAGGAGGCGATTTATTCTGTCGAGTCGCTGAGGGCAGAGTGCGAAGTTCGTCTCGAAAAGCTGATCGAGCAGGCAGATTCTGCAGCAGCAAAACAGTAGCCCTCCACCGCTTTTCGGTAGAGGGCCGTTTATCATTTCAGGCCGAATTGGGATTTGTTGATCATTTTTCCGCCTTGGAACATCGCGTTAGCATTGGCGCCTATGTCTCCCTCGCCGTCCCACTTGTACATTACAGTGTGTGCCGGGTCGCCTTTTGTACCGGTCTCGGAAAGCAGTTCTCCTTCCCCGCCGATGATTTTCACAACCTCTTCATAGGTCATGCCGTTTTGGATCTGATCGAATTCGGCTTTTGATATGGTTGGTTTATTTTGCGGTTCTTCTTTCTTCTGTTCCGGTTGTGCTTGTGGAGTCTCCGACGTTTGTGCCTGCGGCTGAGGCTGAGCCTGAGCCTGTTGTTGTTCTGGAGTAGCAGTTGTTGGTTTGGCTTCTTCTTTCTCTCCGGCGTTCGCAATTGCTCCGATTACGATGACGATGATCACCCAGAACCACCATTTTTTCCAAAGCGGCTTTTTAACTTTCTCCCCCATGGATAAATCCTCCTGTAAAATATAGTTCTTTATTACCATATATCAACAATTCGAGAAATTCAACCTGATAGCTAAATGCTCTTTCCGATCTGTTCCAGCACCTTGATGAAGAGAGGGGAGAGTTGGATCAGGATGTAGCCTAGCCCGGCGTTTTGAATGGTGGTCCATGCTTTTTCAGAGTTGCCAAACAGGAAGAAGTAGCACCCGCCGATCATGACTACAGAAGCAACCGGCAAGGAAATGGCGACAAGTATCTGAGTGACCGGATCGAGCGCATGCGCGAGGATTTGAAGCGTTGTGCCCGCTATCGCATGAGACGCTGCTGATGCTACGCTTTCTGCTGCGCTGGCATGCGCCGCCGTGGTGAGTGCCAATGGAATCATGGCCCCGGCCTTTACCAGTGAGTCTGTCATCTTCTTCAACTCATTCTTTTTCTTTTCGGGCAGCTTCCAAGTGCCGTCCATGAAGTCCCGGAATGGGATCGTTTGAACCTTCGCCATGCTGATCACTCCTCATCTGATGTCTTCGCTGTGATAAACCTTCACGGGCAACCCCTCGCACAACTCCACGAAACGCCTTACCCTGCACCTGCTGACCGTGACGATATGCAGGGTGGGGAAGTACCCAAACTCTTTCTGGAAGAGTCCACGCTCGAACATTTCGCGATACCGCCTGATTTTCGCAGCATTCTCCGCCATCGTTTGCGCGTTGTCAACCTCCAGGAAGTTGTACCGTTTCTCCTTCACAAAAAGCGCATCCGTGACCAGTGTTGTTTTTCCATCAGTTACTTTCATCTCGTTTCTCCAATTCATCGGGCATCCAACATGGAAAAAGAAGTCGTTACGCATCAGGGTGTGCCGGACCTGCAGCGTGCGTCTGACGACCTTACTGGACCCGATCATCTGCCGGCCGATTTTGCTCAGATAGTACACGGTGCCGTATTGGTCTTCGCGGAAAGACTGCAGGTATTCTTCCATGCGCTTCAAAACCTTTTGAGCGTTTCTGTCTCCGCCCAGGCGGTGCAGACGCTGCAGGTGCGATCTACTCAAAAAACCGAATTTGTCCAGGCTGTGGAGGATTTGTTCTTGCCGTTCCACTCTGTTGACTGTGGCTTGCATCGTCTCGCTCCTTTCTCGGCTTGATGACGATTTGCGGCTGCACGAACTGTCGGATGGTCTGTATGTCAATGAGCGGTGTCTGTACGATCTGCCGCTTATCTGCGGTTTGGTAGATAGCCCGGCCCTTTATTTCCGGCAGCGTCTCAGCGCCAGTCTCATCCAGCACTACACGGGACGCTGTAGCAGTCTGCACGCGGAAACACAGTTTTGCATCGCTGTTTTGTTTGCATGCCCGCGGGATCACATCACCGGTTGGGTACTGCGTGGCCAGAATCTGACGATAGCCCAGGCCAGCACCCAGGCGCGCGATCTGGCTCATATATGTCTGGCAGCGCTCTTTCAAGGCTTTTTCTTCTCGGGTGATAGCCTCATCCGGGTTCAACTCCCCAACCTCATCCACGATGACAAAATGCCTGACCGGTTCCTTGGCTTCATGGACGTTCCTGAAGCCCCTCTGCTTGAGTGTCGACTGTTTCCTTCGCATCTCCTCGACAACGGCCTGCAGGGCCTTCTCAGCCTCTTCTGGCTCCTCTGCATAATGCACCACCTGTTTCGCGCTGCAGAAGTCCGAAAACTCCACACCGCCTTTCAAATCGATGAGCGTGAAACGCACGTTCTCCGGCTGCTGTGCGAGCAGGGTTGTGATGATCAGGCTCAGGAAGTTACTCTTGCCGTACCGAGTGGCGCCGCCTACAACCATGTGCGGAATCTGCTCGAAATCGTGCTGGACGATGGCGTTACCCTCCCGGATCTGGCCAACAGGGACCGTCCAGCCGCCAGTGAGAGGAATCTCTTCGTAGCTGACCTGTGTGGGCATTGGGGTGTTGTAGACCTTCACTTTCAGCAGGCCGTCATACGACAGCTCAACTTCCTTCTTGGCCGCCTTCTTCTTGGTGAGAAGCGTTTTGATCTGGGGGATGAGAGGGTGCGACCAATCCAGTGTTTTCAGATCGGCTGCGGAGAACTGGAACGCCGTCTTGCGGTTATTGAGCCCATCCTGGATGTGGTTCAGCTTCGCCTGGTAGTCCTCGAAGCTACGGCCCAAGGGGATGCGGTAGCGGTATTCTGTTCCCCAGCTGTAGTTCACTTTTTTGAGCAGTTGGGTCGTGTAGGTTTTTTCTTTGTCCCGGACGTTCAGGCCGGTCAAGGTGAATATCTTGTTCAGTTTGTCGCTGTCGTTTGTCGCGCCGGATTTTTTTGTCTGCGCGTAAAGCGCGATCCCTCCCATGACAATGGACGAGAAGACCTCAAGCAACACATCTGGTCAACTCCTTTCTCGTCCCAGGCATTCGTCGCAAATTTGCGGTCTGGGTTGAGGCTTTCCGCATTTAACGCAGTTGGGCAAATTCGCTCATCTCCTTTCGCCACCTCACTGTTGTTTCGTCAGAAACAGTTGCGATAAAGGCGAACTATGGCGTGCGACTCAATCCGTTACTGCTGCTGCATTCGCCTGTTCGTTTCGTCGTTCCCGGGATACGCCAGCATAACGAACAGGAAATCGAAACGTCTTTGGAACTATGTAATGCCGTACTGCTTGGTCATTATTCAAAAAGTTTTTTGGGTGGGATCAAAAATCTGTTTGAAACAGGGACAACCTGGGCAGACTGGCTACTAGAGGTGAGGAAGATGTTTGGACTAGGTAAGAGAAGAACACCACTCGGGCGATTCCTGGATCAACAGAGGATCATGCAAAAAGAGGTTGAGAAAGAGGCCGGTGTTAGTAACCCGATCGTCACCAAAGCATGCAGTGATCCGAATTACATACCGTCGCCAACCGTTCAGAAAAAGTTGCTGGGGTTTGTTCGCAAGAGGGGATGGAAAGACGCCAAGGCTCACGATCTTTGGCCAATGTAAAGGCTCCGAGGTATCACTCGGAGCCAAATTGTTTCTATATAGTGAATGGGTTTTCTTACCAGTGAAATGAGCGTTGGAAAGCATTACAATGGAATCACTAACCAGCATCTCGGTACCTATAGGTTCTCAATTACCCCGTGGGAGAGCAGAGAGTTCACTCTGCAATACCTATTTCGATCCACTCGTACAAAGCTTCCATCGGGACGCCGAGAGCACGCGAGACACTGTACATTGCTTCTGGAGACATGGGTTTCCCATTTCCTTGTCCGTCAAACTGGGCAAAGTGGGAAATCATGCGTGCAGAGTACCGAGTCCTACGTGCAAGCTCTGCTTGCGTCCAGCCTTTCTGCTTCAAGAGTGGAGTCAATAGGCATCTCCCACGGGTGAAAGACGCCATAGGTACTCATCCTCTAAGTTGGCATAAGGTGGGTGATGTCGGGTGAATCATATCACATTTTTCTATTGACGTTAAGATTTTCTAAAAAACACAAACACTCGTTCGCATCTCTGTGGTATAATATCCTTGTACATCATCAAGGGAAGTCACAAATTTATCATACATCTAGGCGGTGGTTACTATCGAACGTAAAGTCGTTGACCTGGACAAGTTGTCGGTGCTGCTCGGTAAAAATCTGCGCGAAATCATTGGCCTTAGTCAAGTTCGCGTTCCATGCGAACAAAAGCAAGAAGCTTCTTCCATTCCTTCTCTGTCAGTTCTCGGCCATCAACCATAACCTTGTACTGTTTCATCAATTCTTCATCTGACAAATCGATCCGCGAGATAAACTCCTTCTCAGTGTTGTACTGGGTTGGAGTTTCTTTTGCTTTTAGATACTCCTCTGTCTCCTCTGCCGGCGAAGTTATCCAGTCGTAAAGATTAATGTCTGTTTTGCCCAGCAAATAATCAACCGTGGTATGCAAAACGTCGGCAAGCTTTGCCGCTATATCAGCCGTTAATCTTCGCTCGCCTCTCTCAATGTCGTAATAGTACTGCGGTGTGATATTGAGCAATTCAGCCACTTTAATCCCGCTGAGTTTCCTCTCTTTCCTCAGTCTCCTGATCCTGCTATCAGTATTAGTCACTTTTTACACCACCACTCTTAAAGATTAAGCATTTTGCTGAGTGAATAATAACATTGGGTAAACAATAAAACAACAAGCATTTTGCTTAAAAAACGAGCAATATTAAGCATTATGATTATAATTCTCTAAAATGAAGCAAAATGCTTAAATTTACACTTTGCTTTTTATCAGCAAAATGCTTACTTTTAACTCAGGGAGGTGAACCTAAGTGAACATCTCGGAAATTGTGAAAACGGCGATGGAGAAGTCGGGAACTACCAAGTCCGACCTCGCAAAGCTTACCGGATACAGTTACCAGTACATTTATGATCTCCTAGCCGGTCGAAGGAGGTGGCACGAAGAGCCGATAAATCGAGTCTGCAAAGCGCTTGGTGTTCAGGTGAGTTTCAACATAAACCCTGAAATCACTGACGACCAAAACGCAGACAACGCCCATCTCTAATAGTAAACCCATACAAACGACCTCACACAACTGCATAGAGCGCCGACGAGCGGGAGCGAGCGACGATCCGAATGGGGAGCCGCGCCAGAATACATCAAACCGGGTTGTCTGAACAAGGTCAAAGGCCAGGCAAGGAATGGTTAGGTCACTGCGACGACTCGACGCTGTATGCAGTTGTGTGGGAGAAAGCGAGGTGAAACTTTGATCGAAGTCGCACTGATGATCGGTTGCTATGAGGAAAGGTTCCTGGTGCCGCTCTCCATTGCGGCAGTAAGCCAGCACGTCGGCCGCATCATTCGCATGAATCGTCGGTTGCCGATCGGCCACCGGGTTCGGGGTGATGTGCTGGTGTAACCAGACCAAACCGGAAGGGAGGTGACGGGAAAATGCCTCAACTGAAAGCGGACCACCAGGCAGCATACGACCACTACCTGCGTCTCGTTGAACTTTTCTTCAGCTCGGAAGTACATGACGCCGGCCGCTGGTGGCTGGATCGTGAGCTGGACGAGCTTGAACGCGATATGAAAGCAAGTGGCTTGCTATGAAAGGAGGTGAAAAGCGTGAGGGAAGATGTGAAGTCGTTGGCGCTCAGTACACAGCAAACGGTGCTTACTGATGGCAGGATGGTGCTGAAATTCTTTGAAGATGACGGCGTTGAAGGAGGGGCTTATTTTCCACCAAAGTCCTTCTCAATTGTCGGCCGGGAAAATATCGAAGCGCTGCGGGATTTCTTGAATGAGCATTTTCCGGAAAGGAGCGAAAAAACGAGTGGACATCAAAACGCTTGAATATCTGGAGGAAAGGGCGAAGCGGGGTAGAGCAATCGTAAACCGGATTGCACAGTTGAAAGAACAGATCGAGCAAATGGAAAAGCATGGAGCTGAGATCCGTCTTCGCAGTGTGAGAGGTGACTATATCGGGGATTTTCGGAACAACCCTGACGCCGACGAGATGACCCGCCGCATGTTCAATGCTTTCTTCGAAGCAGCGAATACTGAAATAGATAGGCTGAAGCAAGAACTGGCGGATTTGTAGGAGGGGCGACATGATCATCCGATTCCAAAAACTGACCCTGAAAAATTACAAGTCCCACCGCGATCTGGTTGTAGAGTTTGGCGACCTCACCAGAATCACAGGGGACAATGCAAAAGGTAAGTCGAGTATCCCAGAAGCTGTCTCGTGGACATTATACGGCACTGACGCACTTGGAAGCAAGCTTGATCCCACACCGATCGGATATGACTTCGACGAGGTGAAGGCAGAACTGCTAATGAGTGTGGACGAAAAAACAGTTCTTCTCGGACGCGGCATCCGGTCGGGCAAAGCGGTCTACTGGATCAACGAGGTGCCAAGCAAGGCCACGGAGTTTGATCAACTGGTGCAATCCCTGTTTGACAAAGACCTGTTCCTGTCGCTGTTCAACCCCGGTTACTTCCCGAGTATGCACTGGGAAAAGCAGCGGGAAATGCTCTTACGGTATGTTTCGCCTCCGGCCAACAAAGAGGTTTTCGCACAGCTACCTGCAGCACAAGCGGACAAGCTGTCGGAACTCCTCAAAAAGCACTCTCTCTCAGACCTGGAGAAGATTCACCGGGAGAACAAAACCAAGCAGGACAAGCAGTACATAGCAGCACAGAGCCGCACCAAGACACTGCTTGAGCAGTTGCAGCGGTTTGATGGTCAGGAAATCGACATCGAGCAAGCACAAGCTGACTCAGCAAAGTTGCTGGAGCAGATCAGGGAGATTGCAAAAGTGACGGATTCGGCTGGTGAGAACAACCGAAAATATATTGCCTTGCAAAGTCAGATCAAATCTCTGTTTGAACAGCGCGATCGAATGAAACAGCAGTACCAGGTGCTACAAAGTGAACCGATAGCGGGCACTTGCCGTGTTTGTGGACAGGCTCTGCAGGGCGAAGCAAAGGCGGCAGCCGAAGCGGACAAGCAGAGGCGGATTGATCAGTTCAGGTCCGAATATGACGAGATTGTGGCACATCGCAAGGAACTAGAAGCACAGTTGGCAACGCTCGAATATATCGACGTTTCCGAACAGTTGGAGAAAATGCGGGAGCTGGAACGGCAACGCGATGCTTTAGAGGACGCCATTTACAAACAGAAACACCTCCAGCATCTACAGGCGGAGGTCGAGAAGGCCAAAGCAGACGAGGCGGCAACGTTGGCAAGCCGCAACGAGTCTGTGTTCATCCTGGACGCGATCAAAGCTTTCGAAGCAAAGTCCGCAGAACTGCAGGCCGCCAAGGTGCAAGACCTGTTTACCACCCTTTCCATCCGATTGTTTAAGCAGAACAAGGGTGACGGGGAGATCAAGCCGGATTTCGAAATCGAGATGGACGGCAAGCCTTATCGGAAACTGTCGCTGTCTGAGAGTATCCGCGCAGGGCTGGAGTTGCGGGATGTGTTGAGCCAGCAAAGCGAGATCGTGGCGCCGTGCTTCGTGGACAACGCAGAGAGCATCACACGGTTTAAGCAGCCGGCAGGGCAACTGATTGTGTGCCGGGTTGTGGCAGGACAAGAACTGAAAATCGAAACGGAGGTATCGGAATGAAAGCCACTGGGATCGTGAGAAGAATTGACGATTTGGGCCGGGTTGTATTGCCGAAGGAAATGCGGGACACATTTGGTTGGAATCCAGGCACTCCCATCGAGGTCTTTGTTGACGGCGAAACCGTGATGCTGCGGAAGTACGCTCCTGGCTGCTCCCTTTGCGGCAATGTCGATACGCCCATGACGAACCTGTATCCGCAAAAGGCCATCTGCACCAGTTGCGTGGACATCATCGTGAAAGATCGAGAAAGCCTGAAACGAGCAGCGGAGGGGAATAGACAATGACCCAAACAGCCTTGCAAAACATCAACACCGAAGCCGTGGTCGGCAGCTTCACACAATCCGAACTCGACACGCTGAAAGCCACCATCGCACGCGGAACCACCAATGAGCAGTTCGCCCTTTTCGTCCAAACGTGCGCACGAAGCGGCCTTAATCCTTTTCTGAATCAAATCTATTGCATCGTGTACAACGGCAAAGACGGACCGGTAATGAGCATCCAGATCGCCGTGGAGGGCATCGTCGCGCTGGCAAAGCGGCATCCGCAGTACAAGGGGTTTATTGCTTCGGAAGTCAAGGAAAACGACGAGTTTGAGATCGATGTCGTTACCGGCGAGCCGAAGCACCGCATAACGACCCTGCAGCGGGGCAAGACGATCGGCGCTTACTGCGTGGCCTACCGTGAAGGTGCACCGAACATCGCGGTGGTCGTCACCACCGATCAAGTAGAGCACCTGGTCAAAGGCCGCAACGGCCAAATGTGGAAGGACTACTTCGACGACATGATCGTGAAGCACGCAATCAAACGGGCATTCAAGCGGCAGTTCGGAATCGAGGTCGCAGAAGACGAGTACGTCACGGCCGGCACTTCAATTGACAACATCCAGGAGTACCAGCCGCAGCGTAAAGACATCACGGCAGAGGTTGAGGTAACGGAAGGGAAAAAACAACTGCCAGCCGAGGATGACGAAGCGACCAAGCTGAAAAAAGCCCGTGCTGAGATGAAGGAGAAGTTTGCTCAGCTCGGCATCACGTCCCCCGAAGAAATGGCCGCGTACATTGAAAAGCACGCCAAGCCAAAAGGGGACAAGCCCACCCTGGCAGAGATGATGGGCTTGCTCAAAATCATGGAAATGCACATCGCCGAGAAGCAGGCAGCAAATGACGACGAGCTGCCGGAGTGATCGGGCATGGGAAGCGTTGAGGTCTACACGATTGGCCACGAATGTCAACTCTGCGGACGCGAGATGAATCCTGGCAAGGAGCATTTCTTCCGAGGGCTGAACATCTGCGTCCGGTGCGATCAAGACATAAAGGAGGTCCGGAATGATAAAAGTAGACATTCTGGCATCCGGGTCCGGAGGGAACTGCATCGCCCTCCGGTCCGAACAAACAACCATCCTGATCGACGCAGGTGTGGCAAAGACCAAGATTGAGAAGCGGCTGCTGGAAGTCGGGATTCGCCCGGATGAAGTTGCAGCGATCTTCATCACACATGCACACGCCGACCACATCAAGGGGCTGCCGCTAGCAAACAAGTATTTGATACCCGTCTTGGCCACATACGGAGAGTGGCGTGGCATAGGCGGTGTAGGAAGTGAACTTCAATGCATTCTGGACTTACTGCACGGAGAGTACGAGACGCAATTTATTGACGGGATGCAGGTGAAGCCGTTCCGCACCCATCATGATGCCTATGAACCAGTAGGTTACGTGGTATCAGACAGAGACGAGACGGTCAGCATTTGTTTGGATACAGGCAAGATCGACGCCGATATGCTTCAAGCCATGGCCGGCAGCGACATCTACATCATCGAAGCGAACCACGAACCGGACATGGTGGAAGCCGGAGACTACCCGGACAGCGTGAAAGCCCGAATCCTCTCCGACAACGGACACTTATCCAATGAGCAGGTTGCTACAGCCCTTCAACGCCTTATACAGGGCCGTGGAGAGAGGATATACCTTACACACCTGTCAAAGCGAAACAACCTTCCAGCACTGGCGGAAATGACCGTAAAAGCGGCGTTGAGGCGGAGAGGTTTTGAAGCGGGAAGTCATTATCACCTGGAGGTGGTTTGAATGCAAATAGTGCGAATCAAAATTGTAAAGGGATTCAGACCCGACCGTTTCAGCGAGTTTATTCATGCTGGCGAAGTTTTTGAGGCTCGTCGGCTTACGTTCAACGCATTCGACATGGAAACACCATTTCAAATTATTGAAGGTAAGCATTCCGGCCAAGAAGTACCGTTTAAGTTTTGCATTGTGCTTCCCAAAGAACGGACGTATACCGAGGCTGAATACAGGGCTGTCTACCAAGAACTGCTCCAACGACGCGAAGAAGTAGCGGCGCTGAGGGAAGAAAAGCGGATGCTGCAGGAAGAAATCAATCAACTTGTCGCTGAGAAAAAGGTGGTATTGCCGCCAGAAGTGGCAAACGCACTCGACAAAGAATTCGGATCGGCTAATGAAGAACAAAAACAGTGGGGCTTTTCAAACATTGTTAGGCTGCACCCAATACATTTATCTCCAGAGGCAAGAAAAATCAAAGACTACTTTCATGCGGCCAAATATTTAAACCTGGCACAAGCACTGATATATGGTTACACCGTCGAGCAGACTCTGGAGCAGCGGATTCGTCAAGGCGTCCAGAAAATCTACGAACAATGGACGCAGATTCCAAGCACCGGCGACGACCAGGCGGACGGCGCCGACCTGGCAGAGCGGATCACAAAGTTTGTCGCTGCAGAATTGAAGTTATGAAGCAGGTGAGGTGAATGCCTCAGATCGAGGACGGCTACACACGGATTGCAAACGAAATACTCGAAAACATCATGAAAGTCAGCCTCAACGGCACGCAGTTCCGTATCGTGTTGGCCGTCTGGAGGTTCACCTACGGTTTCCAGCGCAAGGAACACGACCTGTCACTGAGCTTTCTTGCGAAGGCGATCGGAGCCAGCAAAAGCCAGATTGACCGGGAACTGTCGGCGCTGATTGAACGGAACATTATCACTGTCGTTGGGGCTGGCGAGAGAGGGTCAAGGGTAGTTACTTTCAACAAGGATTACAGCGAATGGACTGACTGTACTCCACGTAGAGGACTGTACTCCACGTCGAGTACAGAAGTGTCCTCCACGGTGAGGACGGAACCGTACTCCACGTCGAGTACTAAGAAAGAAAAAACTAAAGAAAAAAATAAAAAAACTCGGCAACGTAGGACGTATGCCGAGGACAGCACCTACTTTAAGATGGCAGTTTACTTTCACAGCAGGGTAAAGGCTGTTGCAGAAGCAGAAGGGCTTACGCACCTCATCATTAAGGCAGACATGCAAAAGTGGGCAGACGAATTTCGCAAGCTGGTGGAGATCGACAAAGTAGAGGACAAGTATTTGATTCGAGATGTTATGGACTGGGTGACTTCACACCATTTCTGGAAGACGAATGTTCTCTCTGCCAGTAAGCTGCGCGAAAAGTTCGGGGAGTTGGCGTTGAAGATGAAGACCGAGCAGAAGCAGAAGCCGAAACACCTAACACAACAGAAATCAGACGCGCGCGACAAAGACATTGCTTTCCAGCACTGGTTATCGGAGGGGAAGGATCCGGATGAGTTTGACTGGTCATGACACCCTCGCCGAGCAGTCGGTCCTTGGCGCGATATTTTTGGACCAAAACTCCCTTGACCGCATCCCTTACCTAGAGCCGCGAGACTTTTCAAGCCAGAGACATCAAAAGATTTTCGCGGTCATGCGCTACCTGCACGAGCAAAACATCCCGATCGACATTGTAACCGTCACCCAGGAGTACCAAAAGTTCAATAGGGTTGATGACTCAGGCGGTCCGGTTTACCTGACCGAGTTGGCTCGATCTTGTCCAACAGCAGCCAATATCGAGTATTACGCGCAAATTGTTCGTTCAAAGGCACTCAGGCGGCGCGGAGAAGCTGCGGGGGCTCGGATTATGCAGTTATCCCGGGAAGATTTCGATACGGACGAGGAATACTTTGCCGCGATTGAGGCGGTAGTTTCCGAGTTGCGCCCTCAGGAAACCGGTAAGATGCGCAGCCTGAGTGAGGTTAAGAAGGAGTATTTTACCTACCTGTCCACGCAGGCCGAATACATCCCGACAGGCTTTAAACAGTTCGACGAGTGGGCAAAGGGTGTCTGGCGCGGGTGGCTTTACGTCCTGGCTGGAAGGCCGTCAGCCGGTAAGACTGCAAAGATGCTCCAGATGCTATATGGGATCGCAAGACATCCAGACGCAGGGGCGGTGCTGTTGTGGTCGCAGGAAATGGGCACAACGCAGATCATTGACCGATGGATGGCAATGACGACGGGCATCCCGTTCGCCAGGATCAAAGGCAAGCAACTGGACGATAAGGAACTAGCGATCGTCAAAAACCGGTACGAGACGTTTGAACGCTTGCCACTGTTTGTACAGGACAGCGCTGGCGTAACCATCGAGGAAGTACGGGCCACCGCCAGGCAGTTCAAACGCAAGTACGGCAAGATAGCTGTCATTGCAATCGACTACCTGCAGATCATGAAGATACCGCAGAGAAAAGGGGAACATCGCTCCAATGCCATCGGAAGAGTAACAACGGCTGCCAAACAGTTGGCCCGCGAACTGGACTGTGTGGTCCTCCTACTCTCGCAAATGAACAGGGATGGCGAGAACGCTGGGGAACCGCAGCTCTCCAACCTCAAGGAGTCCGGGAGCATTGAACAGGATGCGGACGTTGTGGAGTTCCTCTGGCACGACAAGGACGACACCGACCCGGGAGGCAAGGTGGTACAGTCCCTTATCGCAAAGGGCCGCGACATCGGCGTAAACAAGTTCAGGCTGCTATTTAAGAACTGGATCCAACGCTTTGAAGAACTTCCCCGAAGGAGTAAGTGATGAACGGACGACGCATCGAAAACGATGAACAGCTTCAGCGGTCATTGGATTGGCTTGTCGAAAAGGCGAAGCAATTGGATCACCCGTTGATGGACGAGGAAACCAAGGCGCGGATTATGCCGACATACGATTTTGTTTCTCAGCGTGTGATGGAATATCGCAGGGAACAGACAGCCAGGAGATTTCACTACCTTCAACGGATTGACGAGGAACTTGCTTCATCCTCAACCGCAGAGGAGCCGCCGGTAGCCCTGGAACCGGAGCCGATCACAGAGACGAAACGAGTTAACCTGTCAGACTGGTTGGATGATTGATACGGAGGGACGATTGGAGGGGAATCCGATGAAACAAGGGAAACGCCCTACACGGCGACAAAAGGCAGAAATCAAGCTCCGCGGCCTCAACCCGAACAACTGGCTTGTGGAACGAGATTCGCCACACGAGTTTGTGATCGTACACCGGGATACGGGTACAGTGCGAGTATTCCGGAAGGGAGCGTAACTCAATGGCCGCGCCGTCGGATATGAAGGCTCGGCAGCGAGCCATACGGCTGCGAATCAATGATTTGATGGACATGCACTGTAAAGGATGTGCTTCAAATGTTTCTCACCATACCTCTCGGGATGCCACCCATCATCAAGAAGTTTGCTTGACTGCTTGCGCAATTGGAAAACAGATTAGGCAACTCGGCCAGTTATTGGAGGCGAAAGGAGGAGAACGCGTTATGGGCAATGCACCAAGCGCGATAGATCTCACAAAAGAAAAGTACCTGGAGCACAAGGCTGCTGGACTGACGGATTCTGAGATTCGGAAAAAGTACGGATTTAAGCATCCGAATGATCTGACCAACTGGAAGAAACAAAATGGCGTGGAAGGTGTAAGACTCGGGCCGTCACCCGAACAACGACTGAACATTTCGGACAAGCCTATTCAACAAGAACAAAGCGAGGGAATGGTCCTGAAACTCGCCACTGAACAAACAGAGAACGGAGTCGAAGAGCGGATCAGATACTTGGAAAAAGCACTCAAGGCTGCCAACCAAGCGCGATTGGAGGCAGAGGCGAAACTGGAGCAAGCACAGCGTGAAGGGAGCCCACTCTCCGTTCTTTTGGACAAACTGAAATTCCTTGAGATGCGGACAGAAGATCGGGAGACTGCAATGCAGATCGTGAAAGAGATCGAAGCAGCAGATTTGGACTTTGAATTATACAAGCGCTTTGGCAGATACGTAGTGTCACACTCCAAGTTGGCAGGAGGCCAACAAGGGGAAGTCGAGTAGAAAAGACCGGCACCATGACAGATGAAGGAGTGTGCGAAAGATGAACGGCACAAAAAAGCCCAAGGGTAAGGCACCAGTAATTGTACCCTCCAGGATTGCTAAATGGGCCGCTGTTAGTAGCACGAACGCTTATGTGAACAGCTACAAAGTCGGCGGCGGACGGCCGGCGTGGAACGGGAGGAAGTGATGGCTTGTGCAATGCCCGAATTGCGGCAGTCATCAGAGCATTGTGAAAGACAAACGACCTCTCAAACATACACCATGGGTAACCCGACGCCGCCGCGAGTGCCTTAAATGCGAGACCAGATGGACAACACATGAGGTGGTCGCCGGAAATGTAGATGTGCCGGTTTATAGCGAGAAGGTCAATCAATCATGATACCGCCGGCCGTCTCCACCGAACAGTTCCCGGACGTGGCGATAGACCCGAACGTGCATGTCCGGGAACACAAAGGCTACTTCGCCGGCGGCCAGATCAAGACGGTCATCCTGCTCAAGGACAAACGGAATCTCCAGAGCGGCTAGGGCATCGCGCAGGTAGCTGATTTCGGCCCAGGGGACCGCGTAATAGAACGACTTTTCCATACGATCACGCTCCTATGAGCGGAGCATACCACAGAAGGATTCAGCGGCCAATAAGTTTCCCGAACGGCGTTAACACAATCTCAATTATGTTAAATCGGGGGAGAAAGAGCATGAAAAGCTGCTATGTGAACGTGAAGGCTGACAG